TTAGAACTCAGGAGGCCATAGATGGAACTGAACAGCGAACAGACACAGAAGATTGCCGACATGCTAGGCGAGCCGAAAGTTAAGTGGAGTAGAGCTGGAGCTTTCTTTTGCTCCATGCGAACGCCAGAAATGGATGCGCTTGTTGATGCCGGCGCACTTCGGGTTGAGGAAACGATAGAGCCATGGGGGCCGTGCGTGACATACGTTGTTACCGATGGGATGCGAAATCGGATGGCGGCCGTCATGTTGAGTACTAACGCATAAGTTAGGCTCCGTTTCGCACTACAAAATATTTTCATTTTCCCCTTGACATGGTTTGATAAAGCATTACAATAACAATCATCAACCAACCAAACAGGAGAAGCAAAATGAACCGCACTCAAGCAGAAGCAAACTACAAAAAAGCCCTCAACGCTTGGAACGCCGCAGTTGACACCAACAATCTTGCAGCATTTGAGGCCGCCGACTCTGTGCTGACAATTGCTCGCCGCGAGCTTGTTGCGATGGAAATTAAGTACCCGACAGCAAAAGAGGTTAAGCGCCAAGATGAAAAGCTGCGCCTCCGCAACCGTGGGTTGGACGTATGAGAAAGGAATTTGAAAAGTGGGCAGGTATGCACCAATACTTGCCCATTGTGGAGCGGGATTTTTGGTCAGTATGGATCGCTGCGTGGGAAGCCTGCGAACAATCTAAGGCCGAAGAAATAGAAGCGCTAAATAAAAGAATTTTTTACCTTGAACTCCGTGTTCCTGGGCCGAATGGTGATGGCGGGCGAAGCTCATGGACAAGCTAAATAGATGCGGAGGCCCCGGAAGGGGCCAAGGTCGTCCGCCAGTTAAGGCTGGCGAGGAAACCATCACCGTGAGCCTGCGCATGACTTCAGCGCAGCGCGAGAAGTTGGAGCGCCTGGGCGGGGCAAAGTGGGTGCGTGATCGCATAGACCGCGCCAAGGAACCTAACGCTGGCGTAACCGGCCTGCCGCCTGCGCAGACCGTTGAACTACCACCGAAGCCTGCCGGCGGCAGGTACGAGTTGACGTAATTGTTGGGCATGGAGGCTCAAATGACGAAGGCCGAAATACTGCGGATAGTCCGCGAGCACATGGCGGATTGCGCTGGTGTATCCGAGCGCGACCTGGATGACCACTCAGAACGGATTGCATTCCGGCTGGCCCCGAAGTTCGCCGCGCTGATTGAGGAAAACAAGCGCCTGCGCGGTATCCTGGCCTGTGCGGAGATTGAGCTGGTCTCGTACCTGGACCAGTACACCGGGACGTTTGGCGATGAGTGCCTGCGCAAACTGATGACGCCCAACGCAGAAGTCAGCGGCGCAGGAACGGAGTCCGCTGGACTGCCGGGTTAGGTGCCTGGCGGTAACTACTGGAGAAAATACGAATGAGCGAAACGACTTGGAAGAAAGAGCCGGCCATTGAAGGAAAGCACGGCGGCTGTTTGAACTGCGGACCGCGCCCGAGCTTCTTTCCGCAGACCGGAGTGATTGCGGTTGGTTTTGGTTACGCTGGCTTGCACCGCGATGGCGAACCGATTTACACGGAGCCGAACGAACCAAAAAGCAACGACGAATACATGACCGGGGCGAAAGCTGAAGAACTGGCGGCGGCAGACCCTGACCACGACTGGCGGATTGTGATGGACGGCCCGCTATCAGGGCGCACCTACCAGCGGCACGCGGCTGGCGAGTGGGCGCTGATCGAGCAGAACCAAGGGTTCGCATGAAGGCACCTAACGCTTGAGGTGAGCGGCTGCGAAGCAGTCCGCTCGAACGAAATGTTAGGCACGGAGGTTGATATGGAAACACCAGTTTTTACTGCACTGAACACACTGAGAGCCAGCAGACTCACGGTGATGCTGGCAAAGATATTCGGCAAAAAAAGCGTAGCGCATGACTCAGGCTGCACGGTAACAATGCACAAGTGGCGAGGCAAGTGGTACTTGACCGACTGCAAGGATGAAGTGCCTAACACATCTTAGGCGTCAAAATTGATGTATAACATGCGCCGCACATTCCACCTAGTCCACAAGGTTGCCAGACAACGGGCACTAGTAGCCCTGCAAGATGCGCCAGACGGCTATGTCGTAACCATCAATGAGCCGACACGCAACCTAGAGCAAAACGCCGCGCTATGGGCCGCACTGTCCGACATATCCAGGCAAGTCGAATGGTATGGGCAACGACTGACGCCGGAGGAATGGAAGGACGTATTCACGGCCAGCCTCAAGCGGCAAAAAGTAGTCCCTGGGCTAGATGGCGGTTTCGTTGTTTGCGGGTTATCCACAAGCAAGATGGGTAAGAGTGAATTTAGCCAACTGTTAGACCTGGCTTATGCATTCGGGGCAGAGAAAGGAGTAAAATTCCATGACCAAGACTGAATCCGCCCACCTGGACAAGGTAGCATCCCTCCCTTGTTGCCTATGTGGCAGCCAACCCGTCCAAGTGCATCATATCCGCGAAGGTCAAGGCATGAGTCAACGCGCATCCAACTGGCTGACAATCCCGCTTTGCCCGCAATGTCATACCGGTCCGATGGGGGTGCATGGTGACAAGACTATGCTGCGTGTAAAGAAAACGACAGAACTCGAATTGCTGGCAGAAACCTATAGGGTGATATATGGACAAGCTTGAATACCCGGATCGCTATTATCCCAATGAGATCTGCTTTGAGTGCGGGGACAAACATGGCAAGCCAATCCATGACTACGTGGTCGGAATGTGGAACGGTAAATGTGGATGGTGCGGAAAAGAAGGCCCGGTATGTTCACCAAGGGATTTCCGCTATCCCGAATGGAAGCCTTGATTTATATAGCGCATCATGTATAAATACGCTTACATGAGATGAAGGAGACATAAAATGCCCTGCAAATCCAAACGCGGCAAAAAGCCGCCCCGCAAGTGATTCACTTGTGACTAACCGGAAGGAGTCACTATGGCAGCCCGCCTGCGCAAAACACACCAAGAGGACGTAAAGAAGAAAATCCAAGCCAGTCAGCTTGTGAACTTCTTACAAAATCATGCACTTACAGAAGGTTCTGAAGCTAGTCAGTCAAGAGTGGATGCGGCTAAGTTCCTATTGAACAAGATAATCAGCAACGCCCCGCAGCAAACAGAACTCACAGGAGAAGATGGCGGGCCAATCGCATTCATCGGAAAGATTGAGCGCGTCATTGTCAACGCTGCGAATTAACACAGCCAAGGTATTTGTACCTCTACTCGCACCATCACGATATAAAGGTGCTCACGGTGGCCGAGGAAGCGGCAAGTCTCACTTCTTCGCAGAAAAGTTAATCGAGGATTGCGTAGTCGAGCCAGGGGACAGCGGCGCTGGTATGCGGGCTGTATGTATCCGTGAAGTACAAAAAGACCTAGCTCAATCTTCCAAGCTGCTGATAGAAACAAAACTCGCATCCCTTAGACTTGGTGAAGCGCAAGGCTTCAAGATATTCCGCGATGTAATCGAAACCCCTAAAGATGGGATCATGATCTTTAAAGGGATGAACGACTACACAGCCGACAGCATCAAGTCCCTGGAAGGTTTTAAGCGTGCATGGTGGGAAGAAGCACAGACCGCAACCATGCACAGTCTGAACTTGTTGCGCCCAACTATCCGCGCACAAGAATCAGAACTATGGTTTAGCTGGAACCCCCGCAGAAAGACAGACCCGGTTGATATCATGCTTCGCGGGGAAGAAAAGCCTAGTGGTTCCGTTGTTGTAAGGGCTAACTGGCGCGATAACCCTTGGCTAACCCAGGAACTAATTCAAGAGCGGCTAGACTGCTTACGTATGCAACCAGACCAATACGACCACATTTGGGAGGGTGGATATGTATCGGTTATCGAGGGGGCTTACTTCGCCAAGCAAATAGCTACAGCACGCCAGGAAGGAAGGATTGGCAGGGTGGCCGCCGATCCATTGATGACTAAGCGCATGTTTGTGGATATTGGAGGAACCGGCGCAAGGGCTGATGCTTTCGCGTTATGGGTGGCACAATTCATCGGCAAGGAATTACGCATCCTTGATTACTATGAAGCAGTTGGGCAACCATTAGGCGCACATCTTGGTTGGATGCGTGAAAATGGCTATACTCCGGCAACATCTCAGATTTGGTTGCCTCATGATGGCGAAACACATGATAGAGTCTATAACGTCAGCTATGAATCAGCATTGCGAGAGGCGGGCTATCAAGTGACCGTTGTTCCGAATCAAGGTAAAGGCGCAGCAAAAGCAAGAATTGAAGCTGGACGCAGATTATTCCCGTCCATGTGGTTCAATGAAGAAAAAACCAGCGCCGGCATTGATGCGCTTGGCTGGTATCATGAAAAGAAAGACGAGAACAGGGGAATAGGGCTTGGGCCTGAACACGATTGGGCAAGCCACGGCTCTGATGCGTTTGGCCTGATGTGCGTTGCCTATGAAGCACCGAACCAGATAAAGCAAAAACCGATTGAATACCCCAAACACGCCTATGGTGTAATATGAGCCTGGAATTCTTGGCAAGATTCAAGCACATGGAAGCT